ACAAGACTCTTGTAGATGCTTTCTATTTGTTTCCAAAAGGAAAGATTCCAGAAGTAACTCCGTTCGCAAGGGCAATGCCTGAAGAATGGAAATTTGATGAGAGTATTGATACCTTTACTGCATATAAAAGGTACATTGCTTCAAAACCTTGGGTGAAGGACAACTACCTTCGACTGCCCGAAAGACGACCATCTTGGGTGTAAATAACTCATTTACTAAATAGTATTATACTACGAGGTTTAGTAAATGAACTGTGTTTATCAAATACGAAACAAAATAACGGGAGAAAATTACATAGGTTCTACTGAAAAAAATTATATGCTTAGATTTGCTAAACATATAACTATGTGTGCTTCTAATAAAATGGATTGTCCTAAACTTTATGAAAATTTTTTAAAGTATGGGTATCATAATTTTACTATTGAAGTAGTCAAGTGGATTCACGAAGATGAAGAAATTAAATCAGTAGAACAACAATATTGTGAGTGGTTAAAACCTTCATTGAATTCTTTATGGGGAACCAAACATACTAAAGATTCTATTGATAAAATGCGTGAATCGCAAAGAGAATATTGGTCTAAAAATTCTCATCCAAGAAAAGGAGTTCCTTTTACTGAAGAGCATAGAAAAAATCTTTCAAAATCTATGGGTAAAAAATGTTGTGTTGATGGAGTCATTTATGAATCTGTGAAAGAGTGTGCTAAAATACTTGATATCCATCGGGATACTGCAAGTTGGAGAATGAGAAGTAAATCGTTCCCAAATTATTATTACATTTGATTTTTATTTTTTTGATATGGAACTGACTGATAAAAAACCATTTCTCTGGGTTGAGCGTTGGGCACCAGAATCTGTTGAAGATTTGATTCTTACTAAAAGCGTAAAAGAGTTTTTTACTAATGTAGTAGATGAAGGACAACTAAATCAAAATCTTATTCTTCAAGGTTCCCAAGGGTGTGGAAAAACTCAAACAATCAAAACTCTCTGTAAGATTACTAAACAAGATGTTTTGTTTTTGAATGGTTCATCTGAAGGGAGGTATTTGGATACTATTCGCAATCAAGTCATTAACTTTGGAACAACTGTTTCTATGTTTAATGATAAGAAAAAGGTCGTATTTTTTGACGAGTTTGATGGAACAACTAATGATGTGATGCTCTGTCTTCGTGGCGTAATTGAACAACTTCACAATAATGTTTGTTTTATTTTTACTTGTAATAATCTAAACAAGATTATTGAACCAATTCAATCAAGGTGTGTTGTTCTTAAATACACCCCCATTCCAAAGAATGAAAAACCTGAGTTGATGCTTTCTATTTTTAATAGAATGTCTCATATTCTTGATGAGGAAAAAGTTGGGTATGATAAAAAAGTTGTAGCAGAACTCATTAAAAACTATTTTCCAGATACAAGGCAACTTCTCAATACTCTTCAGAGGTACTCTGCAGGAGGAAAGATTGATAGTGGAATTCTTGCAACTTTTTCTGATGTTAGTGTAAATGAACTTATTAAAAATCTCAAAGATAAAAACTTTTCTGAAGTCAGAAAGTGGGTGGTCTCCAACTTGGATAACGATGCTTCTAGTCTACTTCGCAGGATTTATGACACCGCTTATGATTGCCTTTCACCCCAGTCTATCCCTGCTGCCGTTCTTATTATTGCTAAGTACCAATACCAGTGTTGTTTCGTTGCTGACCAGGAAATAAATCTTCTTGCTTGTCTGACTGAAATAATGGTGGAGTGTGAATTTGTATGAATCCTTATAAAATTGATTATAAGTCTCTAAAGGAAGATAAAGTCAAGACTACTCCAGAGAACGTTAGGGAAGCAAATGAAGCATTGTTTCGCGCAAAGATGACTCTTCCTGCTGCTGCAAAGCATTGTGGTATGACTCAGAAAGAAATGAAACTTACATTTTTTGAATACTTGAAGTATAACCAACCTGATTATGATCAATCCTGAACTTTTTAATTTTCCTGAAATTTTTGGTGTTATTGAGTCTACTAATGGACTTAAACGAAATCAAAC